TTTAAGTGTGATGTTTTCTTAGTGTGATCTAATGGATCTTCTGATTGCCACAACTTAGCAGCAAATCTTTTAACTCTTGGATTCTCATCATCATAAACCATTACAGTTGTAAGTGGTGAGTTGTAATCTACAGTTGTGTTTCCATCAATATCTGTCCAAACAATTGCATAGCAATCGCCATAGACTAGTGCACGACGATGAATCTCATCTGCATCAATCTGCAAATCGTTCATTTGCCAGATCTCGTTAATCTTTGCATTTGCCTCTTCTGTGTTTGCTGTTATGTTAGCAATTTCTAGACGATTAAGAACTGAATCTACTACAGTTCTAGCAAAGTTAAATCTAAAGTTGTTTCTTACGCTTCCTAATACTTGTAGCCAACGGTTATTTGAGAAAACTTCTAAATTAGTTCCCTCGTAATATTCCTCAGCAACCAAATAAGTATTTCTTCTATCTACTATTGTATCAATAGCCTTTTTAATATCAGACATGTTGTCTCCTTAAATAATTTATTTGTTTTGTTTCTAGTTTTACTGCTTTGTTATCTAAGAAGTACAAGATGCCAGAAACAACGGAGTCAAGTACATCCTCATGCGATACCTTTGGAAAGGACCACATTTGTTCTTCCAATACTGGAAAATGTGCAGTGTGTCGCACCTTTCCTTGTTGGTAGAAATTTAAAGCCTTGCCAGCACGAATCTGCTTGGATATGCTTTGTGATTTGGATCTATATTTGGCGGGGACGGCTTTGAAAACATCTTTCCAAAGATCGCCACCTTGGTTTACTTCAACATAAAGTACACCAACATCAAACCTGTCTACAAGATAAGCAACTCTTTCTGCTATTTCTGATGGAGACATTTTAACTTGTTCAGCATGGCGTACATAGATATTGGCTTTACCTAAACTATCTACGCCTCTAGACAACACAGATATACCTGTATAGTCAGAGATCTTATTTTTTGTTACGGCTGGGTCAATTGAGATAATAGTGTTACCGTAATCTTCTAATTCTTCAATTACAATATCTTCATTTGTCCAGAATGTCCCATCTGTGTTAATTGGGCGATTCATGTAGTTTTTAGCAAAGTCACGAAGATGGCGTTGTGACTCAAGCCACGGCAAAGGCCACTTCTCAGGCCATACGGATCTTTCTGAGCCATCATCGTTAGGCATAATGGCTGGATAGTAATGGACATCTACATTCTGGTCTTTAATCCAGTTTAACTCAGGATCATCATAGCCTTCGCCATATTTTCTGAATTGATCCATCACAGAATTGGGCATAGTCGTTGTTCCGACAAAAATCATACGGGCATAGATATTCATAGGAGCGATATCATCAAAGACAGTATTTTTCTGCTGGCCTGCCTGGTATTCAGAGTAGTTCTTTTCGCCTTTTTCAATATCATCAAGAATGATTAGGTCTGGACGCTGCCCAAAGACCTTCTTTCCTAAAGAGTTAGTGTCAATACCATTAGCGTCAAATATAAAATCATTGCTTTGGATAATACGCCAAGAGTTAGAAGCCATCGCACGACCAGAAGAGGCAACCATCTTAGGCTTGCAAAGGTCTGGATAGTCTTCAATAAGATATTCATTTGACTCCAATTCGTTTTTAAATGTCATAAGGTGGGTTTCGGCCTGGGATGCAGCATCAGAAAAGGCAGCAATGAACTTAACATGTCCATGAGCAGCAGCCCACATAGGTAGAATCAAGAAAATCCAAGTAGATTTGCCACATTCTCTAGGAGCAATAAAGGCATCACGGTTTTCTTTAGGGTTTTGAGGTTTGTGAATCCAGGACTTACCGTATTCAGCCAGATCAGTATGGAACTCAGATAATGTTATCTCTCCGTGAGCGTTCATAAGGTGATGAGGCAAATATGTCAAAGCAAATAGCATAGGATCATACTTGGTTATCTCTCTTCGCCCTTCAGAAAAGGACAGGAGTTCCAATGGAATACCGTCTAAAATATCAGTTGCTAACATTTATCCCTTCTTAGCCAAAATCTCATATATGTCATCTACTCTTTGTTCTACTCTAAATAATCTTTCACTGTTAATCTCAACTTTGTCTTTGATGCTAGAGCCACTATTAGGTTTGAGTTCTGCTAAGGTTTTGATCATATATCTCATCATTCCAAAGAATCCTCCTGTTACGCCTAAAACTACTACTCCTATTGCTGATATGACTTCTGGTGACATTATAAGATCACCTCATATTTGGTTTTATGGGAAATATCTTTCTCAGACAGCGAAAAAAAGAAACAAAAAAACTTTTTTATGGCGGGTACCCCTATCATACCAAACCTCATTTGTCAATAGGTTCCAAACCTTTTATTTCCAAACCTTTATTTCTCAAAGCCTCATTACGCATCTTTGCTTCATTCAATAAATCTACAATAGCCAAGTCTTGTCCATCCTTCTGTCTATTCTCATTAATCACAGTAGACTTACCTTCTATAAGATTGATGGTTTGTATAGCCTTATGGACAGCATTGGCTAACTTATTCAAACCATCACTATCAAGGACATCTTGCATTAGGGCTTCTACACATCTATCTAATACTGCTTGTGCTGCTATTAGTTTTTCTTTGTCAGTATAGAATACTCTTAGATCCCCCGCCATTTTTGCCAGGGTATCAATAGTAGGCATGTCCAAACCTCTTTCTACAAACCACTTCTTGGCAGTATGATAAGACTTTGGATATTGGAGATATCTAAGAGTTGGACCTATGCCCATTTCTTTTGCTGTCTCTATAAATTCTGTAATTTGTTCTTCTGTAAATGTTCTATATCCCACGATATCCTCCTATTAAGGTTTGGAGATAGGAAGGTTTGGCAATATTTGACATTACGACGCACATCTGATAAGATTGCCACCTATATAACACCATCTTGTCCAACCCCATCCATCTTACTTAACAAACCTTCTATCATATCAATCAGATTTTCATCCAAACCAATATTTAATGTCATCTCAGTAGTATTCTGACTATCAAAGAATGTCAGCACAAAGGATAGTTCTCCATCCATGTACTCTACTTCTCCTGCATATGGGAATAGTGTCATATCTTCTCTATACCGTCCGAATTTCACCTAGTTTGTACATCATTGCAATTGTATCATCCAAATAAGGGTGAGAGAGATTAAAGAGGTGACTAGAAACTCTCCCACCCATTTTGTGAGTAGACTTGTTCTTGCATTAGCAACAGGAGACAAGTACTACAAGTATATCAGACTTTGCGCTGTTTTGCTTGTGCCTTTTGAGTGATTACTACCCAACATGGCTTGCAGTAACTAACAAACCCATCAGCAGATCCTCTGTATTTGGAAAATTGAGATACTGGCTTTAAATTCCAACATTTAGCACAAACCTTGGATGTACGAATAATTGTTGGACCACTTTCAATTCTTCTTTGTCTTCTTTCTCTACTCATGTTGTTTTGGCATGGCTTACAATAGTAAGAGAATCCTCTTTTTACCGTGCTAGATCTGTGAAATTCAGACTCTGGCTTTAATTCTTCACATCTTGGACATTTATACATATTGATTTTCCCATTCTTGATTAGCGTGTGTCTTAAGTCTATGGCAATTAGCACACAAACACCATAAGTTGTCTGATGAGTTATTGCGCTTGTTTCCATCTTTATGATCAACCTCAATTTGTTGAGGAACTTCTGCTACAAAACCACATCTCTCACAATAATTCTTTTTATCACGAATATTGTTTGTATGACATGACTTACATAACACACCATATCTTCTTAAACCATCTGGACCTATTCCAGCATTCCTACCGTTTCTTCCACAAGGACATAACCTTGGTACCTTTGAGCCTGATGCTTTACCCATTGCTTTCTTCCACCCATCCTATTTCTTCTATTTGTCCCTGGCAAAATGCACAGGTACTCATCTTATTTGTAACCATTGAAGTTAGTCCACAGGATTTACACCAATAAACTAACTGTACTTTATCTTCTCTACTCATTTATATCTCCTTATATAATATGATCGCAAGCGATCAAGATAGCCAATCAAGGAGAGAGGAATGATTTAATCCTTCTCCTGATTTGTTATTCTTAGTCAATATGTTTATCTTTACTTTATCTTTATTTATCTTTAGTGTATCAGATTTGACTATTGCTTCGTCAGATGTGATACATGGATTAGTCATAACTGGTACCTGGACGGTATAGCGACTATTCTTAAACTGGTTATTCTTGTGCTTTTTCTTGACAACGACAAGCCATCCCAAACCTTCTAATTCTTGTATTACCTTGACCAGAGTATTGCGACTTCCAATACCACTGTCCTTCATTAATTGGGACTGATTTGGATATGCAGAAACTCCTCTACTTGCTATTGCGTAGAGAACTGATTTATGATATCCTGTAGGTAGTGTCCTATCATCTCTGATAGCCACCATAACATTTAAATCCACTTGCCACCTCTTTCTATGTACTATAAGTATAACACATACTTTCTAAAAAGTCAAACTAGAAATCTAACATTTCTCCAGTTTCTTCGTCAAATTCGCCTTCTATTTCTTCCTCAAGTTCAGATAATATTTCCTGAGCCTCATCATAGGCATCTGACATTATTGAGTTTCCTTCTTCTACTATCTCACCCATAAAATCCATATACTCGCCAATATCTACATCTGTCCAGCCATTGTCTACTGATCCTTTTGCATCCTCAAATGCTGGTGCTACATAACTGCCAAAAACAGAGAGTTGTCCCTCATTTGCACACATGCCTTCCATGGTCGCAAGAGCCTCTTGTAAGGCTTCATTTACCACTTCTCTTGCTTCGCTGATGTCTATTGCAGAACCTACTGCAGCAGTAAAAAAGTCAAATAATCCCATTAAAGATTACCCTGATACTTAACTGTTTTCATTTGATATGATTCAATAGTATTAAATGAATTAAGCACAGGTTGTAAACTACTTATTTGCCAGACTTGATCGTCAAGAATAAGTTTTCCATCAGCATCTTTTATATTGGCAATTAAACATCCAATAGGTAGTGGTTGATCACATCTGACGCTTAATCTTCCAGCAATATCTATGCCAGCAGACAGTTCAATGTTACCAACAAAATAATAACTAACAGTGCTGGTATCTCCAACCATCTTCCTGACAAATTTATAAAAATCACCAGAATATTTATATCTAATAAAGGCTGCTGGTTTCATTATATTGTTGTCCAACCTGGGTATGTTACTGTGGATTGTATTGGTCCCGTTTTAATTGAACGAGACTTTACAAAAGATAACTTAGAACATACCATTACAGCCATTGGCGCAATGAATGGTGAAACACTGTCGCCTGACTTAAATGTTGTTGAAGCATCATTTTGCATAGTTGTTGAAACTGCCATCTGTTCAAAGACAATATCCTCATTATTAAGCATATATGCTGATTGATAAGCAACTGCTCTTTTAAGAATTTCTTTATCATTTAAATCAGGAACATCAGCCTCAAACTTACCAACATAGGCTTCAATAGCGTACTGTGCTCTTTCAATAAGCGCAGCACTAACTATTTTGCCAGTTATTGTTTTTACTTGTGTTGTGGTAGCAAACATTTATTTCTCCTTTCCTATTCCGCCAGCCATTGCAGACCTAAATAAGTCATGCTAAGCACTGGAATTTCCTGTATTGGATATATTTCTTCAGCCTCACTTGTATAAAGATCTGACTGATAGTTTATGTTACCCAAATCTGTTTCAGATCTAATAATACCATTAGATGCATTTGATGGTGCCTGAATTAAGGGACCACCACCTCCATTTGTTGGAGTAGTTTGTCCATGTTCTGTTAAAACTCTAACATCAGCCTGTCTTGAAACTCTATTTAGTCTGGATGTAGAGTATTGCCATGCACGAGTTGATGTTGTCTCATTTGTATCTGGTGTTGGAACAACCTGAATTACAGCCTTGTTGTATTCTTTACGGCTCATGGCATATCCATCTTCAACAAAGTTAACAAATATCTTTCCAAGAACTGGCTGACCTTTTAATACCTGGCTATTATGTACAATTAATGTAGTTGCATTATCGTCATCCGCATTACTCAATACACTAGTTCCGTTGTAATATGTATTTTGAAGTTTTGTAACTATCGTTCCAACAAGAATATCTTCTGGAGCAATTGTTACTAGTGGATCTGTTCCCTTTAAGTTTAAGTTATTTCCTGGCAAATTTTTATTTTCTGTTACCTTGCGTAAGGCAAGTGAAGGAATATAGAACTCATTGCCTTCTTTAATTCCAACTGGCTTGTAGGCGTATTTTGCGTGGTACTGTTCTATCTTATTATTATCTGTTGGTACATAATTAATAAAATCAGTAAGTATATAAGTAGCCTTATTAGTCAGCCCTGCAACTTCAGTTGCTAAGTGGTATAGGTTTACTCTATGGGTATCAAAGTACTCACTAGAAGCCTCTGAAGGCTCAAATGGATTGATTGCAGCAGCCTGTGTATCAATTGACTCAACCTTCTGATCAACAAGTTTATAGTTTTTAATTATTCCAAGATCTGCAGCCAGGAGTGGACTTGACACATAAAGGCTTGCTCCTTGTGCAACTACATTTCTTAAAGAATTTATAAAGTTATCATATTTTGTTTTAGTCTGACTGTCATTATTAAAACTATTTCTAATTTCATCAAAGGTTTCTGGATAGTTCATAAAAACAATTAGGTCGTATTGTGAAATATTTACATCGTTTTCAAGATTAATAAACCTTTCATTTCCATTATTGTCTGACCATCTTGTTGTTAAGAATGGTTGAGAATATATTGGTCCTAATGGCTTTTGACTTAGTTTAGTCCAAGTTTGTGTTTTTGTAAAAGATTCTGGGGCTGATTCAAGAATCCAATAAGTATCTGCCTCATAACCTTCTCCTATGTAAACAATAGTGTCTGCAATCTTTTGCACTGAATTAGCATCCGCAGGTCTTGTTAATGGGCTAGACTTGCCATTAAAAACCCATACTCCATTTTCACTATTGTCAATCTGATTTGTTAATAAAATTCTGTCATTATTTAATAACTCTACACCACTATAAGTTAAATTAATAATATTGTTAGTAAATGCTGCTGACAATGATGAAATATTGTTTGCATTAAATTGAGATGTAAGTTCTGGACCAAGCAATCCAGGACCCCAAATAGAAACATTTTCTTTTAAAGCAATTCTTACATTTGTTAAAAGTGAAAAAGTTTTTTTATTAGATAAATCAACATTGTATGTTTCAGTTGAAGAGTTTCTGTTATTATGTGTAACGCTATAACTATTAACTAAATAATTATTGTCAAGTTCAATACCGTTTTTATTTTCTATGTCATTCCAAAATAATTTAAGTACACGCTTTTTGTTTACAGAAATTTGAGGCTCAACCATAACGGCAGATGCAGTCATCTTAATATTTTTTCTAGTTTCATTTTCTTCATAATTCCATAAACTATATCTTTCTTCAATTTCGTCTTGAGTAAGAGGATAGTTTGTTCTTAATGCAAAAGTTCTAAACAAACCAGAAAACTCCCAATTACCAAACAAGCGTGTAATTACTGGAAAAAATATTTGATATTGATTTGTATATTCTGTGTTTTTCTTGTCAAGTTTTGAGTCAATCCAAAACTCAATAGATCTTTCATTATGTAAAGTTCCATCATTTTTTTCAAGTCCTGGTCTTACTATATTTATGACAACATGATGCCATTGATTATCAGATACATTTTTGTTTCCTAATATTTCAAATGAGGTTTTGTTGTTTCCATATAGATCCTCATATGCAAGACTGAGTTTTCCATTTTTAATTGAGATAATTAGTTTGTTTGTTGCTGAGTTAATTTCATCTGCAGCAAAAGAAGATGAAGTAATTGCTTCATATTCAACAGTTGTTGAAGTGGTTCCAGTTGCTCTTGCAATTATTGTATTTGATGAATTTGTTTTAAAACTAAACTCAATATATCCAGAACGATATTGTCCAGTATTAATTGATGTACTTATATCTACATAAACATCGTTGGTAATAACTGGAACAGTCTTTACTCCTCCATTGTCTTCAACTAAAGAAAATGAAGATGTTAGTGGCGCATGGTTTGATATTCCACCAGTTACTGTGCTTCCAACATATGACGGTCCGTACACATTTAATGTTTCTGGATCTCCAAAAACAATGTTTCTAACTCCAGTATCTCCAGCAAAAGTAGTCATATTTGTGGTCTGGGCTGTCTTTCCTTTTACATTCCAGTTTGACTGACTACTTGTAGTAGCAAAATTTAAAGAACTATTTGAAAAATCATAAAGGTATTGAGACTTTAATCCAACTGCTCTTGCTTCAAATTGATCGTATGCTTTAAAATCACTCATTAGACTACCTCTTTCATTGGACTTGCTATTTCAGCACTTACACTATTTACATATCTAACCCAGGCTGATGTTGGTTCAAATGTAGTTATTCCATTAATTTTAATTGGATAGTTAGTTGGAGTTACTAAAGTATTTACAATTCTTCTGTTCTGGAAGAGTGCTGTAGCATTCATAGCATCTGCTCTGATTAATCTTGGTGTTCCAGCACTATTAAAACTAGCACTAGCAAGCATAAACTCTGCAAGTATATTAATACTATCTGATCTTGGGCTGTCTTTTATTAATGCGCTTGCAAGCATTGGATTAGCAGGTATTGATAGATTTCTATTTGCAGTAATAACTGGATCAGGAAGTTGTGCAAGAGATTCAAGAACTCCTCCTGCTTTGTTTATTCCTATGCTAAATGTTGGTGCAACAATTAAGGCAGTTGCTGTTGATGAATCAGCAGTAAGAACTGCAAGTGTCTTTCCAGGCAACTTATTATAAATATTTGTTACTTGTGTTTGTGTAACTGCATTTTTATCCCAATAAATTTCATCAATAATTAATTTAGTATTTGATGGAATTACAGGCAATGCTGTTGAAGCAAATGGTGTAATTAAGCAACCAATTCCAAGTCTTGGACGGTTGTTTGCCTCATTGTTTGGCCCAGAATCTGCACTTGACGCATTTGTTGTGCTTCCTGTATATGCACCAAGATTAACTGTCATTCTTACTGTTCCATCTACATAAAGCGTAATTATATTATTGTTTGGATTTGTATGATTAAAATTAATAACAACAAAGTGAGGGTTGTAATCAAACAAATCTAAAGTTCCTGTATCTTGTTCAACCCAAGTGCCAGAACCGTTATTAAACTGAACATGTATTTTATTCTGGTACTGATAAAGAACTACATGCTGATTATCTTTATAGCCATTAAGATTCCACAGAACTCTTAGTCCAGTTGTTGACTGATCTTCTTGTGATCTTTGGAACCAGAATGCAGAGTGGTATGAGTTTACACCAGTTCCCCAGGAATCATTCCATTCTGATTCTTTTAGAATTACTCCGTCAGTTATGTATGATGTACCTGCAGTTAGTACAGATCTACCGTTAATACCTAGGTCTGGATTTACAATTGTTCCACCAATAGATGTTGGCACAACTGAGTAATCATTATCTGTTCCATAGTCAGATGTAAAGGTTGCTTGATCAAAAGTAACATAGCGATATGGAGCAATGGTTGCCTGGACATATTCGTAGTAAATATCATTTAAGAAGAAGTGGTTTGCTGATTCTGCAAAACTTACTATTGCAGGAACTACATAATTTAAACCAAGTGATACTGCTGGATGAGATACAAGTGCACTTGCTTCCATAGGAGAAGCAACAATATTCTTTGACTTTCCACCAATGATTGCTGGATCACGAACAATGCCTAATGCTGTCATTGGCGAACTTTCGTAAACAGTATTTTGCACTGGAGTAACCACATGGTTGCCCATTCTGGCTCCAACATTGAATGATGAACCGTTAAACTCTGTGTTAGGTGACAAGTTTCTAATAAATGAGTGATGATCAAGAACCTGAGAAGCAGAAAGAGTTACTGGATAAATTGCAAACTCATCAACCTTAACTCCGTCCGCCATTTTAATCTTTTGGCTACCAGAAAGTTGAATTGCAGAACCTAGTTTTGGACCAAGCCATGTGACTGTATTTTTTCTAAAAACGATATCAATGTTGTCTCCACCCATAGTTTGAGAAATAGTAAGAAGTTCATTTGCAACAATTGATCCATTTAAATAAATTTTTCTTCTAATTTTGGTTGCGTCAACAACTGCTTCATATGTTACAACAAGGTGATTCCATGCTTCTCTCTTTGGATCTGCATCAGGATATGTTCGCCAAGTTGCATAAGCAGTTTCAGGACTAGAAAAATCATAATTTCTTGTCATTTCACTAATTAAAACAAGTTTGTTAAGTGGTTCATCTATTCTATTAGAGCCAAAGAAATCATAAACTTCTGAGATCCTAGTAATACCATCATCAAAAATTGGTCCTGACTCTTGATATCCACCATTAATACTTCCGTAACCCTTTGACCAATACCAAACTTCAAGAGATAAAGTTTTTGTTTGATAAAGATTGTCAAGTAGGGTTTTATAGTTAGTAATGTTAGCCATAAGTTCTGGGTCAAATTGTAAGACTCCATTTGCATTTGCTCTCCAACACTTCTGATTTCCAACAACATTTAGTTCTTCATCAGCCTGAACATTTACATCTAGATGTTGTTTGGTAAATTCATTTACATTCCAAGTTCCATGCTCTACAGGTTGTGCTTGTCCATCTTCAATATAAAATACTGGATTGAGGTTTTTTACTAGCGAGAAATAGTTAGGAGCAACAGATGCAGTACCACCAGGCATAGTTGCTGAGGCTCTAAGTGGCTCTCTTGCAACTAGTGGGTCTCTAAGTAGTGCAGTGGCTAGACATGCTTCAACACCAACAATGTCATCTCTGTTTGTTGTAAGAATATAGTTATCTGTAAATAAACCACTAGCAGTTAATGAATCTGCATTTATTGTTATGTTCTGACCAGTTCCATATGCTGGAGTTGGGAATGTTGCAGAAACTGCAAATGATGTTGTAATATTAACACTATCTCCAATAACTGCAACAATAGTTGGCATTGGCAATGCTGCTGTTGCAGCCAAGATTTCTGCTGTGTGCGAAACGCTTACTCCTGGAGGAGCAATTAAACTTGATTTTGCAACTGCATTAATTTGTGCAATATCTGCAGATGTTACAGAAAGATAAGTTCCAACATGGACATCAGAAATTTCAAATGTTGTTGCTTCAAAGGCACCAGTGCCTGTAATTACTACAGAATTATCTCCAATTCCAAAACTTCCGTTTATAGTTCCTGTTGGTAGTGAAACTGTTTGTGAGTTTAATAAAACTCCATCAAGATATACTTCTGTATAAATTCCAGAAACTGATTGATTTTGTCTAACCGCAACATAATGCCATTTTTGATCATCTAGCCTTGTTGGAGAATAAAAAGATGTTCCTGTGCCTACTGTAAATAATGCTTTTCCTTTGTTAGATGAGTTTGCTGCTCCACCAGCAATTGCTGTAATAACAACTTTATCTGATACGGCAACAACACCAGATTGTAAAATTTGATAAGTTGTATCATGAGCAAGTGAATTTGAAAGAGTAAAGTTTGTTTTAAAGAAATAACCTACAGAACTGTTACCATCTTTTAATGGCAATGCCTGTGTCGTGTTTAATCTAATATCTGGAGATGTTGAATCAGTTGCACCTCCAAGTGCAAAAATCCAAGATCCAGTTCCTCTAACGCCACCACCTGCATTTAAATATGGAGTAATGTTGTCTACATTTCTTGTACTCCAAGTGTTTGTGCCGTAATTATAAGAACCTAAATTTGTTGGTTTGTTAAATGTAGTATAGTTTGGTGTTTCATTAAATTGCCAATACATTTCTGGAGAATAAGAAAGAATTTTAGTAGAAAGAACTACTGTTGATTGTGTGCTAACGACTGGATCAACCATTGTTGCTGTTACAGCAATGGGATCTGCAATTTTTAAATTACTAACATCATAAATTTGAGCAATTGCTGTTGCATCAATAGCAGAGTATGAAGTAATATAAAGGTTTGCAATATCAACAACTTGTGTAGAAATAGTTGACGCAGTTCCTATATCAAAAAATGTTGTTGCTGCTGCATCATTTGGTAGACCTGTAAGTGTTCCACCTAAAACACCATTTATATAAAATTCTGCAGTGTTTCCAGTTCTTCGTATAGCAATATAAATCCATTTGCCTTGTGCAACTTGTGGAAAATCACCTTCATAAAAAGTAAATCCATTATCTGCAATTACTAGTGATACAGCCTTTTGACCATCATATGGGTCTCCAGGATAATCTTCAGTAAAAGCAGTTACTCCAAAACCTGTTGTTCCAAATGGTCTTATACCAAAAATTATTGAAGAAGGAAATGTATTGCCAGGAAAGGCTTCCCATCTAAAGAATCCACCAACAGAATAGTTCATATCACCTATTGTTGATATTTCATTTCCAGTGCTTCTAAGTCTTGATGCAGTGCCTGAAGTAATAGTAAATCTTTGTGCACTTTGACCAGCCATTGGGCCAGCAACTTGTGTGGGAGTGCTTCCACTTAGTGTCCATGCAGTTGAAGCAGCCAATGTTCCAGTCATTGCAGGAGGAAGTTGGTAGGCACCATCAAATTTAATTCCACGCTCTAGCGTGTACGAATCTATTTTATCTGTTAACCGTGACATAAAAAAAGACTACGCTTTTTACAGCGTAGCCATTCCTCCATTCAAAACTAGTTCTGGATTAATTCCAGAAAGGCTATGGCCATTTACTGATGGTGTTGAAAGAGAGAAGCAGGTCCAAGTTGAGCAAAGAGATAGGCTATGGACGGCCTTAATTTCTACCTTAACGGTAGGCTCAACTATATTTGATGTGAGTCCAATAGTTAGTGGACCTGCTTCTACTCTAATGTTCATTACGCTACTGTAACTCTTACGATTCCTGTTGAATCCCAAGTAATTGTGAAGTTACCGTTAGATGATGACTGATCTGAACCGAAGTCAACATATCCAATTAGTGGACGAGTTGCTGCAGTTGCAGGAGTTGCATCGTAGATAATTGCATAACGAGCAGTGATTGTTGATGAAGCCCAAGTTGTATCATCTGCATCAAGAACGATTACGTTTGTTGATGAGTTGTATGTGTTGGTCTTGTTAGCAAGAGTGTTTCCACCTGCTGTGTAGCCAGTTGCGCCAGTTACTTCGTTTGCAACAACATCATCAAAATAGTTGTGTGCATCCTGGTCTGGTGTGTAGGCATTTGTGAGAAGTGCTACCTTGATGGTATCTGAATCCCAGTCAATTTCCTTGTTAAAGGATTGCTGAATGAACTGTCCGTATAGTTTTGATGGCATGAGTTATTACGCTCCTACTCGTTCAACGATTGCGAATGCGTCTGCATCTGCAACTGCGAATCCACGACGAACACGAGTCTTCAAGACTACGCCATCACGAGCGAATTCTGCATCACGAGAAACAACTGACTCAACGCCACCACGAACACCATTGATAAGCATCTGACGGTTACCGACGATGAGCAATGGATTTCCTGTTGGTGATGCTGATGCTGCTGCTGATGTTGCTGCACCGTATGAAA